TCGTGTGAATCTTCGGCATAACTTTCGCATTTAGATTTCATATCTGAATATAATTTAGATAAGCTCATTGTATTTACTCATTAGTTGTTAAAGGGAAAGGTTATTTATACGACCACCAATAAAGGATAGCACGTACGAGAAGGAGTACGCCGATACCAGAACCGACGTATTCCCAGAACGGATCAATTTGATCCATAAGCAGCTAACTTAGTATTTTTAGCTTGCCATTCAAGCTTCCATATTTTATTCTTAAGATTCTTGATTTTATTTTGAACACCAGGAGTTTGACCGGTATCGATTTCATGTTGAAGAGCATCTTCCATTTCTCGAGATCTGTGTACATATACATCGAATTCTGTAGCAAACTTATGATTAAGGTTAGAGTCTGCATTACTATGTAACATCTTTTGACTTTGTGGAACCATGTATTGACCTTTGAAGTATCGAATCAAAGGACCTTTGTATTTGGTATGCCATCTTCGTGGACCACGCGCCATAAGGCGCACTGTATAGAGCTTATCGTATTCAGTAAGAGTTTGATAAGTTCTTGCACGATTTCTGACTGATGCATTATGTTTAACGATATTAGTTCTGAGATCAATAAGACTTGGATCATCTTTAGATGCTACAGTAAATCTGTAGGAACTAGTACGCCAGAAGTCTTTACCATTACGAGGTTGTCTGTATATAGCCATAAGATTACTCCTTACACTGATCAGATGAAGCAGAGAGTGGTGTATCTCTGTCATGAATCCATACATAACTCCAAGCATCGCCGTGGCATTTCTTACCGAACGTAGATACTGCAGGATTATTAAGAGGCTTAGGCATAAATGAACATGCGCTTAGAGCACATGCAGATAATATTACAATAAGATATTTCATAACTTTACTTTCAGGTTGTTGGATGAGGGTTCGGTTATTTTAATGGCGACTAAGAGAGTTAACCCTTAGTCGCATTAAGTATTACTAGAACGGCATTTCGTTAGAGTTAGCAGTATCAGCTACTTCTGGTTCGACAGAAGCAATAGGTTCGAAATCAACTGCGCCAGTATACTCTTGAAGAGTTACGACTTGAACAGCTGTTAGAGAACTTGCGATACCTTCACGGCCTGCAGTTGAGTAAGGATATTGATAAATAACAACATTACCAGTGGAACCGTTACCGATTTTAGAAACGTCTTCGAAATTCTTAGCTTGAGCATCGACAACTCGTACACCGCCATTAGCTGTGCCATCGGCTTTGATAGCTTTTCGTTTAAGACTAACAGTAAACTTAGATGAATCAACTTTGTCTTGCTTTACATTGAGATGATTAGCAGACCATTGATCAGCGATAGCTTTATCTTTAGTTGCTATTTGTAATTCCCATTGTTCAGTTCCGAATGGGTTTACAGGTTTGGCTAGCTTAGCCCAGTTTAGTTCTACGTTATCGATACGATAATTTCTTGCTTCAAAGTTTTGCATGGATAGTACCTTCCTTATGCTAAATGGTTAAAATAATTGTAAGCAGTTTATTCACATGCTTAGGTGATCTTTACTTCTCTTAGGATGTGTGTACATCAGATATTTGTATTTCGTGGATTCATACAGCCACTACAAGATATATAAAGTTAGAGAAGATAAGGATAGAAAAATTTATGGAGCGATAGACGGAATAAATTTAGTTAGGAGAATCTGAGAGAAAAGATTTTTCAGACTCTGAGAGTAGATCTTCGGGATCATCTTCTTGATTAGCTTTGATGATTAGAAGATCTAATTGATTCTCAATGTGCTTGAGTTTCGAATAGATTAAAAGGAATTCGTCATCGAGACGTTTATTGAGATTAGAGAATAACATAAAAACTCCTGTTGTTATTTAGGTATGGACGCGGGTCATACTGTCAGAATTCTGACAGATTAACTTCAAGTTAACTCCAACGTAACACGTGTGGGTTTACGGATGTAGGTTCTTTTAAAAAATACCCCACCGCTAGGTGAGGTATTTAGTATTATAAGTTAGATACAGGTGCTGAAGGTGTTGGTGTAGATTGTTGAGGTGCTTCAGGCGCCTGAGGTGTTGTAGGTATTGGAGGAAGAGGATTGTATTGGTTAATTATATTATTATGTTGAGGAGTAATATAATTAGGATTAGAAGGAGTAGGTTGTATGTTAAGGGTTTGATTTATAATTTTATAATGTTGTGTATAAAATTGTTGAGTGTTAGTATTAGTAATTATATAATTAAGTGAGTGAGTATGAAAGAAGTTATTGTTTTGTGGTAGGTTTATATAATTATATAAGTTAGTAAGTTGTTGTGAGTTATAAAGAGGATTAAGAAATGAAAGAGGTTTTTGAAATTGCATGTGAAAGATCCTATATATAATTGAAGAAAAGATTCATAATATAACTAGCTTGCTCTTCATACTAGTGAGTTAATGAATGGGTCTCACTCACTTGCTGACTAGTATAAAGTGTTCTAGTTATATTATGAAAATTAAAGTATAGAAAAATTTATGGAACAACGTGGAATAAATTATATTAAATAGAGAGTATATGTAAAAGAAAATGTAAGGATAAGCGTATATGAAAAAGTAGGGGGTATAAGATATATAGGGGTATATACACATTTTTATAGTTCAAACTTACTTATCCTCTAGCTTATATATAGTATAGATCGCCCCCTCTTATAGGAGACGTTTAAATTTAAATGTCCCCTTAAAGTTAAACCTGAGGAGAAGTTTATGAATAGAAAGAAAGAACTACTCAGACTTCTCGAAGAAAAGAATAAAAGAAAAAAGCTAAATAGTTATAAAGATAACTTTACTGACTTTGCATCAGACAATATAAAGATCATTACTAAGGATGCAAGGAGGGGCTTTGTAAACTTCACGTTCAATGACTGCCAGAAAAAAATTACAGAAATTTTAGATGAGCAACTATCAACGGACGGAAAGGTTAGAGCTATTATATTAAAAGCCAGACAGCAAGGTATTAGTACTTACTGTGCTGGTAGAGTATTCTGGAAAACATATTTTACACCGCATGCACGTTCAGTTGTTATGGCACATGACAGTGCAACATCTGACGCACTATTTAATATGAGTAGAAATATTATTCGTAATATGGATTCTTTGTATAAGCCGACTGAGCTGCGATCAAATGCGAAAGAGATTGTTATTTCATCACCTCACTTTAAAAAAGATACGACTGGTGAAAAACCTGTATCATCATATAGATTGTATACAGCAGGATCACCCGAGGCAGGTCGTGGCACTACACCAACTATAGCGCATCTATCAGAGATTGCATTTTGGCAGCATGATGAAAAGATATTAGCTGGTTTGTTTCAGGGTATATCTGAAGCGCCAGGTACCGAAGTCATACTTGAATCAACTGCTAATGGTGCACGAGGTGAATTCTACAGACTATGGCGTGGCGCATTAGAAGGTGAGAATGAATATACCCCGATATTTCTTCCATGGTTTACGACGTCTGAATACTATCGTGAACCGCCGGAAGACTTTGAACGTTCCTCAGAAGAGGAGCTACTAGTGGAGAACCATGATTTAAACAACGGTCAACTCTATTGGCGTCGGTTGAAGATTGCCGAAGGTGGGGAACTGAAGTTTCGCCAGGAATACCCGGCAACTCCCGATGAAGCGTTTATTACAGCAGGTAAATCGGTATTTGCTTTAGATAAAGTAAACAACTTAATACCTGTTACTCCAGATAAAAAAATGCTATTTGATTTTGATTCACTTACATGGGAGACATCTAAAGATGGGAATTTGGATATATGGGAGTATCCTGACTGGGATAGCAATTATATTCTTGCTGCCGATGTTGCATTAGGCGTAGGTCAAGATTATTCTTGTGCAGTTGTTATGGATACTGATAGAAAAGTAATTGCTTTGTATAGAGATAACTATATTGATCCAAGTAAGTTTGGTGATTTGTTATTTTACTTAGGAAGATACTATAATAATGCATTGCTAACTGTTGAAAGTAATTCAATGGGGGTTGCAACATTATCCCGACTAGCACAGATGAATTATATAAATTTATATAAACAAACAAAAATATCTTCTATATCAAAAGAAGAAGGTACAACACCTGGCTTTAGAACAACACAAGTAACAAAGCCACACATAATTGGTAATCTTAAGAATGCTGTAGAGAATGACGATATATGGATAGCATCTAAGACTATTATACAGGAATTAAAAGATTATGTTAGTACCGACTCCGGAAGAACTGAGGCTGCTGCTGGGTGTCATGATGATACTATTATGGCTACAGCTATTGCCTTAGAAACTTTAAGAACACACTACGACAAGTTAACTATGAATAAAGTACCGTGGTCACAACGAGCAGATGATTTTTTGTTTGATGATGATACACAGTGGCTTTAAGAGTTCCCATTGTCCTCGCTGCTCCGGCGGAAGCAGGGGATAAATCCGCCACTTAACAGGAGAATGATATGAAAGAAAAATTAAAAAATTTTAGTAAGAAATTCGGTGAAGGTACCGCCTGGGATTTAGATTACGGTAAACTATTAATAATTGGTTTGTTAGTATATCATATCTTTATACAATGAAAGCTAAGTGTGTAAACACAAAGATCATAACTTTAGTTGAAGAAGTATCACCAGAAGAATCTATAGCTATGGTTGCATTAGCTGATGCAGTTGGTATTAAACTTACAATAACTAAATCATGTAAGATATTAATATTTAAATGTGATACGTTAGATGCACCGTTACAGTTATTAGCTGAAATGGGGCTAGCTGAATATATAGGTGCAATGAAAGAAGTTACAGATTGGGAAATGGTTGAAGATAATTATTCAGCAGAAGTAATTGATTTTACAGGAGGGAGCAATGACTCTAAAGAAACATCAAAATCCTAAAGGGGGATTAAATGCAGCAGGTAGAGCACACTACAATCGAAAAGATGGTGGTAATTTAAAAGCTCCTGTTAAGAAAACACCACCTGCTAAAAGTAAAGATTTTAAAAGAAAGGTAAGCTTTGCTGCACGATTTGCAGGAATGAAAGGTCCTATGAAAGATGCAAAAGGCAGACCAACTAGAAAAGCTTTAGCACTAAAAGCCTGGGGCTTTGGTAGTGTAGAAGCCGCAAGAAATTTTGCAAACAGACACAAAGCTAAAAAGTGATAGGGAGTTTTTTGTTATGGCAGTTAATGCAGCAGGTAATTATACCAAACCAACAATGCGAAAGCGTTTATTTAATTCGATAAAAGCTGG